TTCAGCTTCAAGTTCTGCAGATATAGATGATTCAAAATTTAATAATGAACTTCCTACTTTACTTACTTGATCTAAAGTTAAACCTAATTTATTAGCTTGTAAAGTAGTTTTTACTAATGATTCAAAACCACCTCTAAAGTTAAGTTGAGTTAATTTACTAGTTTTATTTATTTCTTCAAATGTTTTTCTACCATCAGCTACAATTTTATTTTGATTAGCAAATGCTGCTATTTGATCAAAAACAATACTTAAACCTTTATCAGCTTCTATATTACTAACAGCTAAAGTTGATTGAAATCCTAAAGCCGCTTCTTTAGATACACCTATTTCTTTAGTTAATATTATTTGAGTATCTAATTGTTTAGTATTTGCTAAAGTAACAAAATTAGATAAGTCTGATAATTCATTAAAAGCTTCAACTATATTTTTAGTAGTAGATAATTGGGTAGTTAATACTGACTTTGAGTCTATAAAACTTCTATATATAGCTCGAGATACATCTTTACTTACACTTAAATTTTTAGCTATACCTGTTACACGTTTATCAGCTTCAAACATAGCATCTTTAAAGAAATTAAAAATTTCTACAAGTTTTAAAATTGCACCTACAGGACCTAATACTTTTGATATTATTGGACCTAAGGCTTTAAAACCAGCTGATAGACCAGCTATACCAACTGACTGAGTTTTAGCTGTTGCTTGCGCTGTCTTAAGTAAGTTAGCGGCTGCAGGTCCTGCTCTCTTACCTACTATATCTTGTAAACCTAGATCTTGTATTCTTTGTTTAGTTAAACCTTTACCAGTTGCTAATTCTTCTTCTGTTAATTCTTTTAATCTTTCTTTAATACTTAAGCTTTTAGCATTTTCTAGTACTTGTTTTCGTGATGCTTCAGCTGCTGCTTCAAAAGGAGCGGCAAATGTTTTTAATCCTTTAGCACTTGATGCGACTTCTGCTAAAGTACTAAATATAAGAGTTGAATTAGATAATTCAGCTGAACTTTCTGCTATTGATTTAAAATCATTAGCTAATGCTTGAGCGTTATCTCTAGCGGCTGATAGATTTTTTGCTTGTAATTCTAAATTAGCTTTAATTTCACCTTTTAATGTAGTTTTTGATGCTCTATATAAATTATCAATTTGAATATTAAGAGTTTTAACAATATTTAATTGTTTAATTTGCTCAGTAAACGCATCTTTAGTTGCTGTAGATGATTTTTTAGCTTTTTCTTGTAAATCAGCTACATTATTTGCTGCTTTTGATATTTTATTAAATTCAGAACCAACATCAACTAATATACTATTTGTACGTTGAAGTCTTTTGTTTAGATCTTGGGTAGCTATTCCAATATCCTTCATTGAATTTTTTATATCCAATGCTGAAGCTAATGTTTCTTTATCTAAACCTTTAAACTTATCTGCCATTATTAGGTTATTTTGTTATAAATATCAAAGGCATCTATTTTTTAGATGCCCTTGTACTGTATGTTGGTGTTTGTATTGGAATTTTAGATGCTAATTTCATATTTTTAATTGACTCATCAACAACATCATCTTTTTTAGGAGAATAATGGTCTTTAAGTTTATTAAATGTAAATTTTCTTAACCATATAGGCATATTATATATTGTATGCCAATCATATCCACCATTACCATGAAATACTATTTCATGTATTTCTGTGAATAAAGAGAATCTATACTCGGGCGTCAGGCCAAAAAAAGTTAATAGTAATAGGAACTTCGATGTCCTCCTCTGCACCTCTAGAATTAGTAACTGATGTAGTTAAATCAATGTCTGGTGATATAGATGCGTAATGTTGTCTAAATGCTCTAGCTTCTTTAGCTAATAAGTAATTATTAATAAAATCACGAATTGATTTAGTTTCTGAGTCACCATTAACAGCTGTAATCATATGACATAGTCTTACTATACCTTCATTTGATGCGTCTTTGTTTAATTTTTTTAAACCTTTTACTTCAGCATCAATTTTTTGTTCGTCACCGTGAGTTAATAATTTAAATGTAATTACATTACCTGAATCAGGTAAAGTATAATTAAACATATTAGCTCCTTTACTTGCTTTTACTTCTGGTGATACTGGTTTTGGGTTTAATAATGATAAATCAACTTTTTGTTCTGTTCCATCATAATTAAATTCATAATCTTTACCATATGCTAATACACGAGCAGCAATCATTAATGAGTTTTTATCACCTACTAACAAATCATTATAATCAAATTTAGTAACAATTAATGATTGTAATAATTTATCAATTACTGTACCTTGTTTGATATAAGCCGAGTTAGTTAGAATATCTTCTTCTCTCGCTGTCATATATTTCATTTCAAGTTTACCGCTTGATAACGGGTGTGATTCGGGATATAGAAGTCCTTGTGACGGTAGTTCTATAGTTTCGGTTGGGACCTTAAATTTGTTTTCTTCCATAAATTTGATTTGTTTATAACTATGTTTATATATATAAATATATGAAGAAAAAAGAAGCTCACCAAAAGGCGAGCCATCTTAATCCTGTATTTCGGGAGGGGGAGGTTTAGAAATTTAAGATACAATAATCTGGTTGTACAGTTAATTGGATATTTTGAGCCGCTGACTCGTTATCCCAACTGTAATCTCCAAAGTTTGCATTTGTAATAATAGCACCTTTAATAATCCATTCTGAAACGATATCACCTACTGGTCCTAATACGTCTAATGTTAAGTCTTTCTTATAGAAATCACTATAACCATCTCTACCAGTTACTGATTCGTGATGTAAACGCACCCATTCCATTACTGCCTGAGCTCCTGAAGGAGTGATAGGGTCAAATAATGTCATTTGAATTTCACCCCATTTACTTTTACCTTTTACAAAGCGTTGAACGTTAATGTGGTTTAATACTACTGTATCTTGTGTTAACGTTACCGCATTTACTCCTTTGATAATATACGCTGGAATACCATCCATGTATAAAATGAAACGGTTCTGTTGTTTCGGTTCGAACGCTGTGAAAAATATTTCGTTTGGATCTAATACTGCCATGTTTATTTTTTGTTATTTATTCTTTATTATAAATATTATTTAATTTAATCCTTACGCTGGGAATGTTGCTCCTGTAGGTAAGATGTTGAAATCTAAGTAAATAAATTCAGCTGTTCTTGTAGGTTGGATATAAATTTGTCCGATTAACTCATTTCTATCAATTACGTCTGCTGTATTATTTGTTTCATTCATAATTACTCTAAACGCGTATAAACCTTGTTTTTGTTGAACTGATTCTAAGTATGGATTTACTTGTGATAAGAATACGTTTCTTGTTGCTGTTGAATTTTGTTCAAATACTAATGTATTAGCAATTTGTGAAATATAGTTCTTAAGAGCAATTAACAATCTTCTAACATTTACTCTATCTAAAGCTGATGCTTGAGTTTGTAATGTTTTCTGACCATATACTACTGTACCTGTTCCAGGGAATGTAGCAATAGGATTTACTTTGTTTGTATATAAAGTATCTCTACTTGTTTGTGGTAATTTTTGTTCTGCTCTAATTACTTGTAATCCACCTCTGTTAATACCTGCTGGTGCAAACCAAGGCTCAGCTACTGTATCATTAAATGCAAACACACCTGCCATTACTGTTGATGCTGGAACCCAAACATTCTTTCCTGTAGCAGGATCAATCATTTGAACCCAAGGCCAGTATGAAGCCGCGTATGAAGTATTTCTTGAATTAGCTTGAGATGTTACTGTTGAAATAGTAGTGTTATAAGGTACTAAGTCTAATACAAATAAACTATCTCCTCTTGTTTGAGTATTATTAATCATTGATGTACATTGTGATGTATATCCTGAGTTATATAATCCTGGAGCAAATAAGATGTTAAATTTGTATTCATCTTGGTTAGCTAATAAGTTGATCATATTATTATAATCTGCACCTACTAAACCTTGTGTATTTGTACCATTAATAGTTTCGTAAAAATTAGCTCCTGCTGCTACTTGTCCTACACCACCTGTAAATGAACCACTTGAGTTAAATGGAATTGATGATGTGTATTGTGATTTAGCTACCCCTGTATTATCAAAATAATATGGAGTTGGAGTATTAACTGCTGAAACTCTTACATAACGTGAAGCGTTAAAGTAAGAACCAGATACTTCAATTTGATTTGTTGTTGGGTTATAATTTTGATCTTGATCTCCAAGTACTCTTGAAATAAAATTAGCAGCAAATGGATCTAATGATAATCCAGTCCAAGTTTCTAATACAATTGGATTATTTGTATTATCATTACCTTGACGAATTAATAAACTAAATGTTCCAGAAGCTGTATCAGAATTTAAAATTTGATATCTAATATTATCTGCTGAACCTGAAGCTAATGAACCACTTATATCTATTGATGAAGAACTGTTCATAATAATACCTTCAGATAATGTAGTTAAAACAAATGCTGTAGCACCTGAACCACCTGTAAAGTATGATGTAGTACTTCCTGAAGTTACATAGTATAAATCTCCAGCTGGTCCAACTGGACTAACTGTATTAAAGAATATACCTGTTGATGCTGATACACTTGAAGTTATATACTGTAATGAAGCACTATATGGAGCAATAGATTTACTAACATTAAATGCTGCTACAATTGCTGTGATAGTATTTGCTGGTGTTGAACCTGAAGCTACAAAAATTGTATTTGTTGTGTTTGCAGGTGCTGGGCTACCAGTTACTGCTATAATAACACCATTTACATTAAATGAACCAGTTGGTTGAATAAAATTAGCAATACTAGCACTATCAAATGTGAATGAAGCTGTAGTTGCAAATGTATTATTTTCAATATTTGTACTAGTTGCTGGTGTCCAAGTATTACTTGCACTTACAACTCTAGCTACTAATAATGATGTACCACCATTATTAAAATAATTATAAGCAGCAATTGAAGTGAAGAATGATACATTATCACTACCACTTTGGAATCCTGCGCCAAATTTATTTACGTAATCGCTGTATGAGGTAACAACAGTTGGAATTTCAACGGGACCTAAAACTGTAGGACCGATAATTGCTGCACCTACGTTAACTGGTTGTTGTCTGATAAACGATGAATCGTTTTCTCTTGCTAATACACCAGGGGAAATTAATGTTTCTGCCATGTTATTTGTTAATAAGTTTAATGTTTATTATAAATATATTAAGGAATCTTAAAATCATTCGTTTCCGATGAATTCTCCACTATCTATATTAATGGTTCCTACACCGTATTTTGATTGAAGTTCTTGACTTAATTTTAATTCTGTTATTTTAATTTCTTTAAGTTCTTCAGTTACTTCTTGCTTTTGTAATTTTAAATCTTGGATTGACATTTCAATTAATCCATATTTATCAATTAATTCAGCTCTTAATTTTTGAATTTCTTTTACTGATGAAATTTCTTGTTCTGTTAATTTTTCTACTTTCATGACTTTTATATTATTGTTAATTACGATACTGATGTAGCTAACGTAGTACTTATTGAGTATATTATACCTTGTACTTCTGTATTAAACCATACTGTTGTTGTTCCTAAATCAGCTGGGGTTGATATTCGTACAGCAAATGCACCTGATGTATTTGTTACAGCGTGATTTATTGAGCCTGTTGTATTAGCTACAACTTGACTTCCTGAGATTATTGAATATGTAGGTGATGATATTGCTGGTATAGAAGCAGCTCCATATTGAGTAGTTGATGTCCACCAATGTATTAGCTGGCGAGGATTACTTAAAGGTGTACCATCTACTTCCTCAAATTCGGCTAATATGGTTCGTCCTTGTGCTGTTCCTGTTACTGATAGACTACAACTTACAAATCCATCATTCACAATATTTCTTATAGGTCCTGTTACAGTTAATGAACCTGTGATTATAGTATCACCTCTAACATCTAAGGTAGCATTTGGTGTAGCTGCTGCTCCTATAGTTACTTTACTTCCTGTACCCCATAAAATAACACTACCTGAAGCATCAGTTAAAGCTACAACTTTAGTTAAAGAAGCAGAACCTGGATGTCCACCTATAATAACATTATCACTACCATTAGTTATAAGTTTACCTGAACCTGAGCCTATTAATATGTTACCACTTCCTGCGGTGACTGCTAATCCGGCATAATATCCTATTCCTATATTGTAACTTCCTGCTAAATTAGTTGCGGATAAAGTTGCTCTACCTAGAGCTGTATTACCCTCACCTTCTATATCTTGCCCTGCAGCAAATCCTACTGCTGTATTAGCACTTCCTCCACTTGAAAGATATAATGCATTTCCTCCTATAGCGGTATTAGCTGTTCCTGTTGAATTAGCACCTAAAGCAGCTTGACCTACAGCAGTATTAGAATCTGTAGAATTAGCTCCAT